GCTCCATTTGAAACCATTGGTGAAGAAATCAAAACTCAAGCAGAAGCTTTAACAGGTGATAAAAGCTTTGGTGAAAAGGCTAAGTTTGTTGCTATGGCTGGATTGCCGCTTGTACGTGGCGGTCAAGTTGTAAATAATTTACGCCCAACAAATAAAGCCATTGATAAACTTGTTGATGCTATTGGACCTGAGAACTTACCAAATGTTATTAAAAGACTTGAAAGTAATCCTCGTTTATCAGTGATGGATGTTTCACCTGCTGTTACTCAGGATGCCCAAGCTTTAGTTATCCAGCAAGGTAAACACCAAAACGATTTCATTAAAGCTGTAGAAAATCGCGTTAAAGGTGCTCGCGGTGCTGTTGAAAATCTTTATGATGAAGCAATGGGAGCACCTATCGACGTTGTAAGGAAAATTGAAACTTTAAAGCAAAAAGCTCGCGACACTGGAGCTACTGTCATCAATCCTGTTGTTGAAAGTCGCGGTCCTGTTGATATTAAAAGCACAATCAAATTAATTGATGACGCTATAGGTAATGGTCCTGTAGAGCGTAGGACTTTAGCAGCTTTGAAGGCTGGTGAAACTCCATCTTTAAAACCAAGTCCTGCTCAATTGCGCTTGTGGAGCGAGCGTGAAAAGCTGCGTGGTATTTGGCCTGATAAAGAAGAAAAAATGTTTTTAGATATGAAAGGTAAGCAAGGGCTTCATGAGACGCAAATGGCATTGCGTGCTGAAGCTCAAAGTCTTTTAAAGAGTGCTGATCCTTTACAACGTAAGCTTGGTCAAGAGCTTATGGATGTTCGTAACAGCTTGGTTGAAGCTGGAGGTAAAGAATATAAAGCTGCTCTTAGTAAATATGCTGACGATATGACGGTACAGGAAGCATTTCAATCTGGTCAGAATGTTTTAAAGAATAATCCTAATAAGATTGAAGATAGACCTGAGTTTTTACGTGAATGGATAAAGAAAGCAAAGCCTGATGAAGTTGAGGCTATGCGCGAAGGTGCTCGCGTTGCTGTAGATAATCAAATTCGCGGCGCACGAAATGCAGCTTTGAAAGGCGAGACAATTCCTGAAGTTGAATTTAATCGTCAAAAACTTGAAATGCTTTTTGGTAAAAAAGAAGTTGATGATTTGGCTCGTAAATTAAATGATGAAAGAGACATAGCCAAGACGACTACCAAGCTTGTTGGTGGTAGCGAAACTGCTAGGCGTTCTGCCTCTAATGTTCGTATTGATTTACCTGAAAAAAAGAATGCTTCTTTATTACCTTATTTAGCTGAAGGTATTGGTTTAATGGCTACTCAGACACCGGGGGTAGGAGTGGCTGGTTTAGCTGCTGTTCAAGGTGGTCGTAACGCTATCTTTGCTGGTAAAACTAAACTTGCCAAGAAAACCAATGAAGAATATACAAAGCTTCTCATGGCTGAAGGTGAGGCTAGAAAAGAGTTAATTGAAACTCTTAAACAATATTTACCTCAACCTAAGCAGTCTATGCTTAGCCGTGGTACTAATGTTCTTAGTAAAGTAATTGCACCTTAAATACCAATATAGAGGTTCTATTTTCCACCACATATAAGCAATTAAAATAATAGGTATTGGCATCCAAACTAAACGTTTAAAACCTAGCAAAAAAATTATTAGGATTAATCCTATCATGAATTGGTTAGTTAGCATTGCGAGAGATAAAATGATGAAGATGACTTTTAAAGTTTTCATTGTTTTTCTTTTATTTTGTGGGCACTCAGCGGCTCAAGACGCGGCGCTGCTTCCAAACGCGATGCAGACTTTCGTAAATCAAAATGGTCAGCCTTACAATGGAGGCAAGGTTTATTTTTATATTCCCGGCACTGGCACTTTAAAAGATACTTGGATTGATGGCGATAAGAATGTTTTAAATTCTAATCCTGTAATTCTAGATAGTGCTGGTCGCGCTGTAATTTATGGTGACGGTATTTATCGGCAAGTATTGCGAGATAGGAATAATAATTTAATTTGGGATAAAATTACTGCTTCTACTGGTACAGGAGGTGGAGGTAGTGGAGGTGATGGTGAAAGCGTTGGTATAATCAAAGGCTTTGCAGGTATTACACCTCCTACAAATTATTTATTTACATATGGTCAAGAAATCTCTCGTGTAACTTATGTTGATTTGTTTACAGCTATAACAATTGATCAAACAGCTACATGCAGTATTACTAGCCCAACATTAACAGCTATTGGCGACACTACTCAAATCCCAATAGGCTCTGCTATTGAAGCGTCATGTTTAGCTGCTGGTGCTACTGTAATTTCTAAAACAGCTAATAGTGTTACAGCATCTAGTAATGCTACCATAACTACAAGCTTAACTGCCAAGTTCTTACCTTGGGGTGGTGGTAATGGAACAACTACATTTAATTTGCCTGATTTACGCGGTCGTTTAATTGCAGGTCGCGATAATATGGGAGGCATTGCAGCCTCGCGACTTACAACAGCTTATTTTGCTAACGCGAGTGCTATAGGTGCTGTTGGAGGTTCTCAATCCGCTGCATTGGTAGAAGCTAACTTAGCTGCCCACACACATACAGGCACAACATCTACCAATGGTGCTCATACACACGGTCTGTCTGAAAACGGTAGAGATACAGGTGGTTCAACCGCACCAACTGTTACTGGCGCTGGTACGGATGATCAAACAGGTAGCGCCGGTTTACATAATCATACATTCACAACAAATAGCACTGGCAGCGGTACTGCCTTTTCTATAGTTCAACCTACGTTGACAGCAAACTATATTATTAAAGTTTTACCTGATGCTGGTGGCGGGGGAGGTGGAGGAAGTGGCACTGTTAATGCTGGTACAGCAGGACAGCTTGCTTATTATGGTTCTACTGGTACGGCTGTAACAGGCAACGCTAATATTACAATTTCATCCGGCGCTGTTACTTTAGGTGTAGCTGGTTCTGTTGTAGGTTCTACAGCTTATTCAAATGCTACAAGCGGTACAATTAAATTAGAACCAACAACAGGAGCTTTGGGTTCTTCTGTTTTAACTTTACCTGCTGCTACAGGCACAGTGACTTACACTGTAGCAAGTGGAGCTAAAGCTTTAGCGACAGGAGCCATTTCTTCAACGACTTGCACATCTGCTCAAACTGATACTGCTACAGGCGTAGCATCTACAGATACTATTCAAGTTACTTTTAATGCCGATCCTACATCTACTACAGGATACATTCCTTTAGTTACAGGCATGTTGTCTATTTTTCCATATCCTACTACTGATACTGTGAATTTTAAAGTTTGTAATAATACAGGATCATCTATAACACCGGGAGCTATTACTCTTAATTGGCGTGTTGTACGATGAAATATTTAATTGGATTATTTTTAATTTTATTTGCTACGATTAATTCTGTAGCTCAAATCGGGCCTATGCTACCCGGTCCCGGTAACTTTGCTAGTGGCGGTAGCTCCTTTACTAATACGTTATCTATTACAAGCGATGATGGCACAAAAAGCGCAACACGAACACAAGGAACAGGAACATCACAACGAATAATGACGTTTAACTTTTGGTATCGAACAGTCGATAGATCGAATGCCACAACTGTCATTTCATCGGTGAATGCAGGCTTAGATGTTATTGTTTACGCCGCTAGTCAAAACGCCATTGTTTTAATATTAGGCTCAGGTGCTAATGGCATCTGTACATCATCTTCAGCAATAGCAGCAGATAACACTTATTATCAAGTTACTGTACAGATTGACACTGATAAAGGAACAATTGCGAATGGATGTAAAATTTTAATAGATAATGTCGATACTACTACTGTAGTAGTTCCAGTCACAATTAATTATGATACGTCATAGGGTCTTAATGCTGATACTGAAACCATTGTTCAAGATGCAGGAGGAGTTTTATCATATGTTGACGAACTCTCTAAAATAGATGGGAGCATTGAAGCTCCTACAGCTTTCGCAACCTCCAACCTGCCAATAGATATATCAGGACTTACATTCGGTAATCAAGGTTATTGGATTAGATTTGAAACTGGCGTTGCTGCTACTGTAGGTCAAGATTATGGACCTAATAATTTAGATTTCACTAACAATAATTTTGTCGATGGTGATTTTTCAGCTACAGTACCTTAAAGGAATATATTTAAAATGATTGATCGTAAAAAGTTTTTTACCAATGTTCGTAAGTCACCTTTTCCGGGTAAGCTTAAACAGTCTCAAGTTAATGGATTGAATGTTATTCTGGATGCTTGGGAGGCTGCTAAACTAACTGACTTACGGTGGCTTGCCTACATTTTAGCAACTCCTGCTATTGAAACAGGAATGAGATATGAACCTATTATAGAGGCTGGAGGTAATGCTTACTTCACTCGCCTTTATGACATTAGAGGTTCTAATCCTGCTCGCGCTAGGAGAATGGGTAATATTAAACCCGGTGATGGTGCTAAATATCGTGGTCGTGGTTTTGTTCAAATTACTTGGTATCAAAACTATGCTAAGTATCGCGACATTATCAAAAAACTATTCAACGTCGATATTCTCGCTGATCCTGACAAAGCAATGATACCTGAAGTTGCTGCTTACATTATGATTGATGGAATGAGTAATGGTGTATTTACAGGTAAGAAACTATCTAATTACTTTAATTCAAAAACTACAGATTGGAAAAATGCGCGGCGCATTGTCAATGGTCTTGACAAGGCTGATCAAATTGCATCCATTGCAAAAGAATTTTACGCGGATTTAAACGCTTCTATTGTGTAAAAAGGAAACTTTTATACATGACTAGTTTTATTAATTTCTTAAAATCAATCTCCTCTCCAAACTTAGCAGCAATTCGTCACGGCTTAACTGTTGTTTTTACATTGTTGGCTACAGTTGGAATTATTAGCGTTACCGGCACTCCTAAAGTTATTGATCAAATTGTTACTGTCATTCAAGCTGGTGGAGCTATTGCAGGAGCAATCGCTACATTCTTAGGTATTGTCGGGCCTATCATTATGGGCTGGTATGCAAACTATTCTGCGCAGGACAAACAGCAGATTAAACGAGTTGAGGATATTGCTCACAATCCCTTAAAGCCTACTAACATGGAAGCTAAAGCTGCTTTGTTAGATGCGGCGGCTTCATTACCTGAAATCGCCAAACCAATTAAAGTAACAAGTCCTACTCTAGCTGAAATGACAACAAGCCGTTTGGTGCAATCATGATTAAACGCATTCTAGCCATTCTATTTGTAGGCATTTTTGTAGCTTCATGTACCTATAAAGATAATCCGATTGATCGCAATGAGCTTGCTGTAATCTATAGCGGTTATGGTGTTGCTCTGTCTGCCGCTGTAGCTTATCGTAACTTACCGATTTGTGTTAAAGGTGGTACAAAGATTTGTGCTAAGCGTGCTGTAGTTGTTAAGCTTCAAGAGGCAGATAAGAAAGTACAAATTGCTTTAATTGAGACAAGCAACTTTGTTAAAAATTATCCTACTCTAAGTCCTGTTGCCTACATTGAAGCGTCTAAAAGCGCAATTAGAGTTTTTCAGGCAGTCTTAGTTGAGAATGGAATTGCCAAATGATATGTATTTATCAAATTAGAAACTTATTAGATAGTAAAATATATGTTGGTAGCACAAAGAATGCTAAAAATAGATTTAAATCTCACAAATCTAATTTAAAATTAAACAAGCATCATGCTCCACATCTTCAACACGCTTGGAATAAATACGGTGAAAGTAATTTCACATTTGAAATATTAGAAATCTTAAATGATATAAATTCTTTATCTGAAAAAGAACAATTTTGGTTGGATAAAACTCAATGTTATAATTCTAATTTTGGTTATAATGTTGGGGTAAAAGCTATTCATGCAATGCTTGGTCGTAAACATAGTGATATTTCTAAAAAGAAAATGATAGAAAAATTAATTGGAAATAAATATAATCTAGGTAATTCTGCTTCTGAAGAAGCTAAAATTAATATGTCTAAAGCTCAATTAGGCAGAAAACATCCAGAAGAAGTTAAGTTAAAAATTTCAAACTCGCATAAAGGTAAAAAATTTAGTAAAGAACATATATTGAATATGTCTTTATCTAGAATTGGGAAACCTGTTTCTAAAGAGATAAAAAATTTATTATTGTCACATGCTAGAAAACCAAATGTATGGCCTTGTGAGTTAGGAATTAAGTGTAAATGTGAAAGTTGTTTACATAAGAAAAAAGAGCGACTTAAAATTTACAACAAAACTGCTTATTCTAAAAGAAAATATAAGGAAGTGAAAGATGAACATATCTCTTGTAGTTGAAACTGTAGCTAAAATAATTTATCAAGTTTCAACTCTTACACCTGTTGTCATTAAAACGATTGAAGATGCAAAGCCATTTGCTCAAGCAATCTATGATACACTGATTGGTGATAAAGACATTACTCCTGAAGAACTCGCAATTCTTCAAGCTAAGGTTCTAGAACTCAGTAATCAATTACAGGCTCCTCTACCTCCTGCCACTGAAGATGAACTGTGAGCGAACTAATGTTCAATTTTGATCCTACTATTAAGCTAGGTGACTTACTTACCATAGGTATGTTTCTTGGTGTCGGATTGAGTGCATTTTACAATATTAAAGGTCAATTGAGTATATTGAGTGTTGAAGTAAATTCTTTAAAAAGAGCCGAAGAATACAACTCAACTACTTTAAGGCTGGTTGCAGTCCAAAAAGTTGAAATAGACCATATGAAACAAGATATTCATGAATTGAAGCATGGAGAAGGATTTGTATTCCCTTTGAAGCAAAAAGGATAATTAATGTTTATCATACCATTATCATTTTTCATTATTTTAAGCTTTTTAACTCCTAAAATTGATACTTTTGATAATCGCTTTCATTTCCAGACCTATGAAGTTTCCTCGGTTAAAAAGAAATACAGACGCGCTAGGATAAGCCGTGGTGCGTCTAAAAATATCTTTCGAGCCTATCAGGCTGTGAACGGCTCACGCTCATGTTTAACCGGCGCTACAGCTTCTATATTAAATCAGCTTGAAGCGAGAGTTGGTAAAGTCTCAATCGTTTCAACATGCCGTTCTGGCGCTACTATAGCAGGCACCCGCAGACCTTCTTATCATCGTTACGGTATGGCAGTAGACTTCCATACTCCAAATAAATCTGCCGCAATTGCTTTTCTTAAAACACAACCTGTTTTAATTATGACTTATTCTAATATGGGCCACATTCATTTTAATACCGGTCAAAAAGGTATTGTTTATGGCGCTAATGCATATGGTGGTAAACGCTATGCAAATCGTAAATCTAATTATTATACTGCTGTTAAGCGCAAATATCGCTATCGCAGACGATGAATTAATACCTCCTACTGAGGCTGAATATAAAAGTATTCAAACTTGGATACCGTCCACCTGCTGTTGGACTAACAATTGTTGTATGAAGGTCAAGCCTAGTGCTTTAAGACCTTTATACAACGATAAGAAAGAAATTGAAGTTGTAGCTACAGGTCAAGTGCTTCCTAGAACTGGATGGTCTAGGGATGAAAATACTTGGCGCTGTACTTGTGACTGGATGGGTGAAGGCCAATGGAGAGTACATCTAAAGGCCAACACTCGTTGCGTTTTTACGTTACCAGGTGAAGGTAGTTAAAAGAACTTTATTTGCCTCGGTCGTTCATTGTACCCAATGTCATATAGAATTTCTTTAGTTATATTTATATATTTGTCATAATCTATATCGTTTGGAAATGTCTCTGGAAGGTCCATGCAAGGTTTACCGCCTTCAGTCATAGGTACTTTATTATTTGTGCCTACAGTATTGATCGTGCCTAGCTCGCCTTTTGCATAATACCAGCGAACAACCTTACCTAAATAGTGACCATTTTTGTGGGCACCGGGGGACTTCACATTTCTGAGTGTGATGAAACGAGTAATATCCTTACACTCTTTAATAGTTTGTTCAATAGGTGTACCTTTGCTCAATAAAGCTTTGATAGCGTCAGAGCATATAAGAGTGATAGGATTGTTGTCTAGCTGAGTGCCGCTTTGTGATCCGACTTCTGAATATGGACCTTTTACTTTAACACTACCGTCAAGCTTTAACGCAAAATAAGCATTAACGTCGCGACCATAATAAGCCTGATATTGAGTTTCTTCAGTGTTAAACTTGGTTAACTCTGACCAATATTTAATCCAATATTCCAGCGTCTCATATTGATCTTTGCGACAATAAATTACAATGCCGTCTGTGTTAGCTGATATAACCTTCATGCCTTGGCAGACTATCATTTCAGCTAGCATTAAAATCGCAAGCTGACCTGTTAGTGTCATTTGAAAATAGCATTTAGGCGAATAAATATTGCTATAGACAGAGTTGAGCTTACCGCTCGTACCATTGATAAAAATCTTTAGACCTTTATCCTTAGTAAATTGTTTGAGCTTCTTAGCCTCAACTCGTTTATTCTTGAAGCCTCTAAATACATCTAAGAAGGCTGTTCCTAAATGCTCTGGATAAAGATTACAGGTTAAGATTATCTCAGGGTAATAGCTTGTAACGTCTTTATCTACAATGATGTATTCATCATCAGCTTTATAAGCAATATTGTTTTCACAGCTATGTAAACCTCCAATACCAAATTTACATTCCAAGTCGCCAATCTTTACAATACAATCTTCTAATGGTTTAGGTGTATCAAGATAACCATAGCTATTGACCACAAACTTAGAAGCTTTGACTTTTTCAAGTAGCTCTAACAGTGATGGTGTGGCGTATTGAATATAAGGAGGAATATCGTAGGTGTAAGTTGTTCCTGTCTTAATTCCATGATCAGAAAGCTTACCGCCTTTAATCTTGCGAAGCTCTTTAGATATAACAGCTTCGGCAATCTGAGCATCAGATTTGCTCATTACATCAATATTATATTCTTGACCAATTTCTGCTCGCAGCTTCAAACGCTCGGCACAAAAATCAAATGTTAGTTTGGTGCTTTGTAAATCGTTGTGGCAGTAATCATCAACAATAGGCTTTTGCCATTCTTCAACCAACTCTAAATGATCAAATGGTAAATCTTGAATACGTTTAGCGTGCAATCGTCCAGCATAAAGCTTTAATGATCCTTGCAATGGACATACTTCAATTAAATCGACGTGAGACATTTTAAATAATTGGTATTGATATTTCTCTTGCGTGTCTCTGGTGAGCATTCCGCCTATAGTTAAATCGTTGGCAAGCTCTTTTAATTTTTGTGTATTTTGATTAATAAATGAGTACCAAATAAGCTGAAGGTCAAACTTCCAACTATTAAAACCTACCGTAGTATAGTTGAGCATAATCCAAGATAGCTTACGCTCGTTGAAGCATTCTCCTGTATCCCTATCTATGACAAACTTGACACATTTATTTGTGCTGCATTCCATCATTAGAATAAGATAATAATTATAATATATTTCAACATCTACAATAATGTTTCCTCCTGCTAACTGCTGTATTTCAGCATCGCTTAGATAGGAGATAGGTAGAGGTGATCGGGGAATGTAAGGCTTGAGAGCTACTTTTTTATCAGTAGTGATCAAACCTTCAGCGTTAAGGTTCATTTAAAACTCAAATAGCGGCAGTTGAGCACCAGCAGCTTGGTTCTGATATTTACCATCATAAGGTTGTTCCGCTGGTTCGTCTAAATAATGAAATACAATTTGAGCAATCGGCATACCTTTTTCTAAATATCTCGGCACAATATTCATATCATTGGTAAGCTCAAGAGTAAGAAAGCCTTTCCATCCCGGTTCAATAACTGTATTTTGAACAAACAAACCTTGTCTAGCCCAAGTCGATTTATCCTTAACATAAGCTAAAACATTATTAGGCATATTAAATTCTTCAATTGAAGAAGCTAAGACAAAATCTTTAGGTTCAATCTTGATAGTCTGAGCAATCCTAATATCATATCCAGCTACACTTAATCCATAAGTCATACCAAATTCTTTAGTACGCTCGTGAAATGGTGTGATTGGTTTAAGGCGTCTAATTGTCTGTGCTGAAAGTACCATTATATTCTCCCTAACAATGCGCCGCGTATCGCATCACCAACAAACATTAACATAGTTGTGCTTCTAGTTGTACCTTGTGCTAAGAAATCAATTTCTTTTGCGTGAGGTTTAATTAGTGACAGATATTTATGATTAAAGATTGGTCCTTTAGGTAATCCTTTAACCTCGTAAGAAGCTCCTACACCGTCACTCGCGTGACTTCTGATAATGCCGTCATCAAAGTAAACCATACCATCTACACTGAATGGAGCAACAGCAGCTAGACCTTCCCAAAAGGCAGAAGGAATAGGAAAGTAATTAGCTTTGGTATTTAGAATGCTGTCTATATCCGGCCATTGCTCTGCATACAGTTGTGTTCGCAACCAGCTATTATCTTCAAAAAAGAATGAAGCTGAGTTGTAGCTATAACCAAACCAACTTAAAGCTTTAGATTGTTTGATTAGCGGACCTACAAAGGCTTTAGGTATTGCTAATGTGGGCAAATCTAAACCATGCCATGCTTCAAAGATAATAGCGCCGTTGGTCGCTAAGCATGATCCTTGTCGGATAAGCACTGACGCTGCGACCACTCTTTGAGCATCCTCAGTCGCTAAAACGCCTACCGCCTCTATAGCTTTCTTTAAACCGTCTGTAATTTGAATGACAGGGTTATCAGGTAAAGCCGGTGATAGCTGTGCAGGATCAAGACATGGCACTATAGCTTTAAACTTAGTTCCTTTAATTGATAGAGTACCGTTGTCTAATTGAACCAGTGAGAAGTTTTGCCCACATTTAGACAGAGCCTCAGTCAACAAAGTATTATTAGGAGCTAAAAATATATCTTCATCGATATAAGCTCCAGCAGCTAGAATGCCATTGAAAGCTACTGCTGTTTTATTGCTAAGTGTCAAATGAGTTTCTACAGGAGCACCTTTATCAGAAAGGATACTCCCGCAGAAACGTAAAGCTTCCAAAAGCTTTGGTGAAGCTTCAGGGACTTTAGGTGTTCGTGGTTTGCGAGCCATTTAATTCTTTTGAACCATTTGCTATAAACTGTCTTAGCTTTATTTCTCTTAAACCTTTATCTAGAAATTGCCTTACTAATTCTGATACAGTTATTTCTTCGGACTTAGCTGCTTTGCGTAACTCCATTACCATATCAATATCCATTTTGGTATGGAGTTTAAAGCATTTAACTTTATCAGCAGGCAATGTCATTTTTCTTTAGCTCGCTGTACAAGACGGTTCTGATAAAACAAACCTTTCTCATAATCTTCAATCTCATTGCCTTTATGCAAAGCACGATCATTATATTTGTAAACTTGAAACTTCATTGCTCCAATAAATTCTTCTCTAGTCAAGCGAGCTTCTAGAACTTTAATCGTCTCATACATATTATCAGCGCCACCATAATGTGAAGGATGATGGACAGCAGATTTGTGTACAGCCCAAGTTCTAGCTCCTGTATCCTTACCTTGAGAATGAGCCAAAGCTTCTCTCAAACCCATAATAATTTTATCAGCAGGACGCTTACGCTTTACAACTTTTTTCTTCATTTTTTATCTCCATCAAAAAGGAATGTCTGTGTGAGTTTCACAACCAACCACTATAACTTTAGCAGGTGGTCTTACTTTATAAAGATTACATTTTTCTAATTGATTGCTCCAGTTAGCACAATTTAGACAAGTGGTAAATAAACCCTTTTCCATCAAAAATTCTGTGAACATTAAAGCTAGTTTATTCATACCGTCTTGCCTAACTTCATCAGTTAAAACTAGCTCAGCATCAGTTTTCTTAGTCATTTACTAAAACTCACAACTAAGTATTTCAGGATATTTGTTGAGTACCATAACCGTTAAACTCTTTAAAATATTTTGCCTCAGTTTCAAGTCTAGCTGCTATGGCATCTTCTTTCCTCATGAAAGAGCCTAAGACTATTTGCTTTTTGTTGACAACTATCTTAGCTGTAAAATATCCTCTATCTTTTCTATAGAAAATACCTTTTACTTTATTTTGAGTTTTAGTTAAACGTCTGTTGTGCTGATTAGTAATGAAAGTGCAAACTCTAAGATTAGATTTTTGACAATCTAATCCATTACCGTTTATATGATCAACTATTCTATTGTCGCTAATATTTAAAATTAATCTGTGAAGTAATCCAACATATTTACCGCTGCCAATTTCAGTACATACAACATATCTAGTGTGAGAATTTTTAGGCTTAGTTGTGTTTATATGATAGAGTTCCAATATATATTTGTCAGAATGATCAATTAAAATCAATCTACCTTTATTAGTTATATATTCAAAACTCGGCACTTAAAATCTCCGGGTAACGCTTATTTACATGCACCGTTATCTTTCTAGGGCAACGTAGCTCACTGATATAGTTCAATACATCTTTGCTCGTGGCTGGAGGTTCGGTTGTATGTCTCTGACGCCACCAATCTTTAAACTTTTTCTTTAAAAACTGTTGATGCTCTGGAAAAACATATTCTTTAAATTGTAGCAAACCTCCGTTACAAACATAAGTCACTTGAACATAAGGAGCACCTTGCGTCACATTAGAAACCTTGTCAAGCTTTTGCCTTGGAGCATAGATAACATGATCGACATTAAATGTTTCAAATATAGGCTTGTCAGATTTAATTAATTCTTCTGTACCAGCTTCTCTAACAATCTTTACTCTGAATATAAATTCCTCCCCACAATTACAGCAGAACCTAGCAGCAGCATGATTGTAAACACCGCACTGGTCACAGATTTTTATGGGGGCGTCTCCAGTCTTTTCACCTCGTTTGCGCGGTATAATCGGATCGTTTACAGCCCCTAATCGTGGTGTATTCCTTGCGAAATCAAGTACGAGACAATCGGATTTTCCATCACAAACACGAGTACCGCGCCCATATTTTTGAATATGTAAAGGTATGGATAATGTAGGACGTAAATCTATGATTAGATCAATCATAGGATTATCAAAGCCAGTCGTAAGCTTTGAGAATGATGAAAGTGCTCTAAGCTCTCCTGTCTTAAAAGCTGATATAGCATTATCGTTATATTGATCAGTCTGCTTAGAATGAACAGAAGCGCAGTCAATACCAAATGATGATAGCATTTCAGCTATGTGGTCTGAATGCTCAATACCTGAAGCAAATATTAACCACGAACGTCTATCGTGTCCATAATGAATAGCTTCTTTTAAAGCATTATATGTAACCTCATTTTTGTCTACAGCCTCTTGTAATTGACTGGCTACATACTCGCCTTTTTGAACACTAACATTAGAAACGTCTAATTCTGTTTTAGTGCGTTTAGGGATAAGAGGAGCTATATAACCTTGTTCTATCAATTTATTAAAATTATTTAGATTAGTCATATCATAAATAATATCAGTAAACAAACCGGGAGGATCAGTCAGCATACCTTGACCCATTCTAAATGGGGTGGCCGTCATTCCTATTACTTTAACATTAGGATTTAAAAGCTTCATTGTTGAAATGAAAGTTAAATACATACTGCTATCATCTAATGAAACTAAATGAGCCTCGTCGATAAAGATTATGTCTCTTGGACCAAAAATACTTGGGTTCTTAATCATGCTTTGCACGCCACCATAAATTATAGGAAGCGCAAAGTCTTTTCTTTTCAATCCAGAACTATACACTCCTAAAGGAGCTTCAGGCCAAGACTCTAATAATTTTTCTGCATTTTGTTTAATTAAAGTTGCTACATGAGTTACCATCAGAAATCTTTGATTAGGCCATTGGTGTAATACTCTTTTTATAAATTCAGCCGGTATGTGGCTCTTACCTGTACCTGT